GACGTTCAAGAAAACTGCTATGGGAGGCAGCTGAAATACCGAGTCGATAGACTGATTAACAAGACCTTTGAGTTTGCGACAGACAATCCGCCTCTACCATCGTCGCCGTGGCCTGACGGCATCCTGGCAAAACCGCAGGACGGTCCGTGCGCTAACCCGCCGTTCGTCGTATATCAAAATTACGACGGACTCGTGGCGCTGTCCCGCAACACGTCCCGCGGCGTTACCGTAATCGCCCGTGGGAGTAAGTCGTATTGGGAGTGCCAACAAAACGGGCAGGAGCGATGCGGGAACGAAGAAGGCGAAGTCAATAGATACCACAGGCCGACGCTCGAGTTCACTTTCGACGAGAATCTGTGGGCACTGTTTGGCGAGTCAGACAACACGCTGACCATGAACTTCGGCACAGGTGATTCAAGCCCGTTCTGGCAGCCCGGGTGGAGTTGGCCAGAGATGAATCCTGGTTCCCTTAAGGTGGAAATCCTCAACCCGCTGGATCAGTAGCTCGTGCAGAATTGCGAGATTGGCAACGATCTTGTCTGTGTGAACTGCGGGCGCAAGGCTTCGCGCCGCGATGTAGTCAAGCCGTGCACGGCTGGCGGCCTCGGCGATATGACTGCGGCGGCCCTGTCGGCCGTCGGGATCACTGAAACCAGGGCCGAGCGTCTGGCAAAGTGGGCGGGGTTGAGTGGCTGCGGGTGCTCCGGTCGCCGCGCGGCCATGAACCGGCTCGGCCAGGAGTGGCTCGGCATCGGAAAGCCCGACGGGCCGGGGTTGACGCCCGTGCAGGATCAGCCAGAACCGGATGAATGAGCCCCCGACGACGCACGCCGACGCGGGTGTATATCGGCGATCGGCGGTGGTCGATCCGACGCGTGGACTACCCGCGGGATCGTGAGGGTGATTGCAACTGGGAGAAACGCACCATCCGCGTCCACAAATCCATGAGCGGGCTCGCCCTCATGGACGTGTTGCTCCACGAAATACTCCACGCCAGGTTTCCAGACTTGAGCGAGGAAACGGTCGAGGAAGTGGCAAGCACGGCGGCCGCCATTCTCGATGCCCAAGGATTCCGCCAGGCCGACGATCACGAGGACGACTGATGCCGGCAAAACGATCGCTCGTGGACGAGATCGCCGCGGCCATCCCTCGGCACCAGACGACGCTGCCCTGGTGGCAAAAGCTGACGCCAGAGCAGACCGCCGAGCTGCAGCCGATCCTGGCGGCCTGGAAGGCGGGAGTGTTCGGCACCAGGCGGCGGACGGCGAGCCGGGTTATTTCGATAGCCCTGCAGTCCTTGGGCATCACGATCGGCGAGCAAGGGGTGGATAATTGGCTAAAGCGAGCCTCATAGCCGAGGTGGCGGCAGGTGTTGCTGCGGCCAGCCAGGCCAAGGCGACGCCGTCAGCCGACGCCGAGCAAGTGACACGGAAGCAGGACGGCGACGTGCTCGAGGCACGTTCGACGAGCCGGACGATCCGCACCGTAGACGACCTGCTGCGGCATATCGAGGCGGACCTGTCGCGGTACGAAGTCGCCGCGAGCGAGGCGACCAAATGGGAGTGTGCCACGGTGGACCGGGCCACCGGCCAGCCGACGGTCACGGAGCTGTTTCGGGTGTTCGTCCGGCTCCGCCCCAGGCCGGGCCCGACGGTCCGCGAGTGCGTCGAGGCCATGATCGAGGCGGCCGCCGGGAAAATCCGAAAGCCGATCAAGCCGCGCCCCAAGTATCTGGAACGGAATAATAGTTGGGCCGTGCTCGTGGTGGCCGATCCGCATTTCGGGAAATACGCGTGGAGGAAAACCGCCGGCGACGACTACGACCTGGAGATCGCCGGCCGGCTCGTGCGGGAGGCCTCGTCGGAGCTGATCGACGTTGCTAGGCGATACCGGCCAGGACGAATGACGGTGGCGACGCTCGGCGACGTGTACCACTACGACACGCCAGCGGGCACGACGACCAGCGGCACGCCGCTCGAGCGGGACGGCCGGCTGCCCAAGATGCTCGGCGATGGTACCGACGCCCTGCTGGCGATGGTGGACGCGGCTGCGACCGTCGCCCCGGCCGATACGCTCGTGGTCGCCGGCAATCACGACGAAACCCTCACGTTTGCCTTTCAACGCATCCTGGTGGAGCGATTCCGGAACGACCGCCGCGTGAAGGTCGAGCAGGCCTACACGCCGCGGAAGTACCTGCATCACGGCCGGAACCTCTTGGGGTTCTGCCACGGGCACCGGGCCAAGAAGAAGCTGCCGCAGCTCATGGCGATCGAGGCTCCGCGGGAGTGGGCGAAGTGCCCCTACCGCGAAATCCATACGGGCCATCTGCACCACCAGGCGGCCGAGTGGTCGCGGCCCGTCGAAACCTACGACGGGGTGCTCGTGAGGGTCGCGCCGTCGCTCGGACCGGCCGACGACTATCACGCCGTCAACGGCTGGATTGGCGCCCGGCAGGCGATGGAGCTGTTCGTCTACGACCACAGTGGCGGCTTGGCGGCCATGCACGTCGCCGGCCCGTCGATGGAGGTGCGTTGATTCTCGACGCCGACTACCTGGCGGCCGTCGAGCGGCGATGCCGGCAATTCCAAGGGACATGGGACCAAGGCACCAGCGGGTCGCTGGCCGCCGACGCGTTCAGACTTTTACGAGAGAGGCAGCGTTTGATGAATACGATGGAGCAGTTGGAGCAGCAAAATGCGGCCCTGCGTGCGGCCAGGGATACGCGAGTCGCGGCCGCCGAGGCGGCCTGCTGCGAGGGGCTGCCTCTGTGCCAGACGATCGACACGCGCGGCCCGCTCGTGGACCCCGAGCGGGTAATCGCCGAGGACGACGAGGCCCTCGACGGCGAGTGTGTGTCGGCGATGGACCCCGACACGATCGAGGCGGCGTGGGCGGCCGTGAAAGCCCGTCATGCGGAGCTGCACGGAGGCCTGACGCAGCCCGAGCCTGTTGTGTCTGGGAGGGTGTTCGGCCTCGACGGCCCGCGGCCGGTGCCGGCGACGGCGGCCGAGGCGCTGCTGCGGCAGGCGATCGACGTAGTGCGGGAGCGGAGCGGCACCTACGGCCCGCCGGCCGAGCATTTCAAGATCACGGTCGGCCTACTCAACGCCGCGTTCGCCGCCAAGTTCGCCCGGCGGCTCGAGGCCGGGGAGCCGCCGTTTGAGGTTACCGATTGGCCGGTAGTGATGATGCTCGACAAGATCGCCCGCAGCATGGGCCCGCGTGGCACGCCCGATACGGCCATCGACTTGGCGGGCTACGCATCCACGATCCCGGCCTGCCAGGGGGCCTAATCGACCGTCGCGGCGTGGCGAAGCCGCGCGCGGGAATCGTAGTGAACACGCGTACAATGGGAGGTAGGAGCCCAAATAACGTGATTCGACGCGTTCGTCCCGACGAGGCCGCATTTCGGTACACGGCCCGCGGGCGTGAACCGTTGGCCCCGCCGAGCGGCGAGCACGTTCACTACACGCCGCTGCGGCGTGCAGGGATCGGCTCCATCACGAGCCGCGACAGCAAGATCACGTTTTTTGAGCTGCTGGCGTTCAAGTTGGGCTGCAACGTGGCGACCGCCAAACGGCTTTACGAGGAAGGGCTGATTCAGTAATGGCAACGACGCTCACCGTGACGGGCAATTCCCGCTGCACCTACTCGTTTTCCGACGGCCCCGCGATCGGCAGCCTGGCCGAAAGCGTGGAGATCAGAACCACTCGCAGCGTTGAGAACGGCACCGGGGCCGGCCAGGCCAATGTCGCCTGGCGAAATCGCGTCACCATCTCCGCCGGGCAGTCCTACTCGATGGACCTGCTCGACCTGGGCGCGACGGCGTTCGGGTTCGCCGGCAAGGTGGTGGTGAACACGCTCAAGGAGTTTTTCGTCGTGGTCAACACGACGACCGCGAGCCGCTACGTCCTCGTCGGGGTTATCGGGCCGAGCGACACGACCGGCTACTCCGCCCGCGTCAATCGCGGCGGCGACTACCGGGTGGCCGACTATCAAGATGGCTGGGCCGTGACGAACGGCGTCAATAACGTCCTCTACATCGCGAACCCGTCCGCAGGGAGCGTCGAAATCGACGTGCTCGTGGTCGGCGTTGGGAGCACTGCCGATACATGATGCACGAGGCCCCGGTTTTCGCGGCGTCCGGATTGCCAGGCGTGGCCGACAAGGTGCGGGCGTTCATCGCCACGGCCAGCTCGGCGGCGGCCGGTGGTATTTCGGTCGCCGAGTTTGGCGAGCTGACGGTCGCCCTGCTGCGGGTGGCGATGGCCGCCGTGGATTCGCTGCCCGATGACGGGGCGGCAAAGAAGGCCTGGGTGCTCGAGGCCGTCGGCCTGCTGTTCGACAGCGTCGCCGACAAGTGTGTGCCGATGCTCGCCTATCCCGTCTGGCTCGTCGTGCGGCCGGCGGTGCGTTCGCTCGTGCTAATGGCTGCGGCCGGGGCGATCGAGGCCATGCTGCCGCTCGTGAGGAAGGCCGCCTAATGTTCTCTGCCGTGCTGGTTGCCGCCGCCGCGTTGATTATCGCCGGCCCGTACCTGCGGGAGCGGGTGACGGCGTTCACTGCCGGTGCGGAGTTGCCAAAGCTCGACGCCCGGCACTTGGCCGCCGGCTGCCTGCTGGTGGCCGGCATAGTCTCGTGGGCCAGCTCGTCCGCCAAGCCAGACGCTCCGACGCCAGCCCCGCCGGCTCCGGACGCGAAGCTCGTCCTGCGTGGCAAGTTCGTCGGTCCGGACGCCAGCCTGGACGCCACGATCACGGCCGCGCTCATGCAGGAGATCGCGGCGGAACTGGAATACGATGCCGGCCAGCCCGAGCCGCTCTTGAAAACCGGGCAGGCGATGGACCAGTTGCGGCAGCGGGCCCGCCTGCTGATGTGCCGCGGCGTCAGCCTTGGCGACAAGCACCCGCGGGCCCGCGATGCGATCAAGGACTATCTGGACCAGGCGGCCGGCGTCGCCGGCGGCCCCTTGTCGCCGGCCCAGCGTGCCGCGTGGATCGCCGCCTATCGCGAGGTTGGGAGGGCGGCCGAAGATGCCAGCCGGTGACACGTTCTCGCATCGTCATACGGCCCGCCTGCTGGTTGCGGCCCTGCTGCTAGGGGTGGCGGCCACGATCGCCGTGCACTCGTGGCAACGGCCTCGCCAGGCGGAGAACTTTGGCTACGTTCCGGACCCGGCCGGGGCCCGCGAGTTCCTCGGCCAGCTCGCCGAGCCCTACTTCGCCCAAGCCGGCGCCGAGTGCATGGCACAGGCGAAGGGCGTGGATACGTTCCTCTATCGTTCCATGTATCGGGCTCACCAGGCCCGCTATGGCAAGCCATTCGTGGTCGGGCGGCAGTTGATTGGCTCGTGCGTCGCCTGGGGCGCCATGCACGCGGTCTTTTGCCAGGAAAGCGTGTCGTGGGCTCTTGGTGAAACGGCCGAGCCGCCGATGCTGCCGAGCACGGAAGCGATCTACGGCGGGGCCCGGTGCCAGGCGATGAATCGCAGCTTCGCCGGCTGGTCGGACGGGGCTACGGGGTTCGGTGCGGCCAAGTGGCTGAAGAATTGGGGCGTCGTCTATCGGCAGCCGTTCGCGGACCTGGGCGTAGACCTGACGACCTACAACGCGGAAACGGAAAAGGCCTGGGGTGCCTACGGTGCCGGCGGCGAGACGCAACGGCCGCAGTTTGAGGCGATCGCGAAGCGGGCT